GATTTTATTACTCAGCTGGATTAAACTTTCTGCCACCTGTAAATCCATTTGCCTAGGCTGGTTCAATACTTGGACGATAACTTTTAATTCTTCTTTGGTTTCTTTTGGTTCTGACATTTTACCTTTTCTTAATAATTTTATCTACTTATCCTTGTAATGTTTAAATTGATTTGTGCTGGAGTAAGCCCTGTAGCTGGCGCTCCGTTATCTTGAAAGTTAGAATTAACGATTATTGTTGCCATATTATTTCCCGATTACAAACCTTAAAATAACTTGCCATAACTGACTACCTTTTTTAATTACATCCCCAAACGTACCGCTTGACCAAGAAACATCAATAATATTTAAGTTAGCCATATCTGTAGCTGTTAGGCTTGGTTTAGGCACAACTGCCGGTATATCCCCTTCAAACCAGTAATTAAAGCTGTCTTGGTCATCATCTACATATACATTGCCACTAGCATTTTGACAGACAAACTCTACTTTACAAAACCCATTTTCTGTTGCAACCCCGCTAACAGTAAGTAGTTGCCAGTTATCCTGGGTATTTACCATTGTTGCTGTTGAATCAGTTATACCCGCACCAGAGAGTTTCAAGTAAGGCAAAACCGCCATAGCCACATCTTTCCTGAAATAAGCGGAGTATGCTACTGTTTCTGTATTTATGGCAAAGACTGTACCAGAAGCGATAAGTGCATTAGTAGCATTATTCGGACTCATCTTTAGGGCGTTAGAACCAGCATATTTAGTAGTGGATTGTTTTTCTAAAATACCATAGGCTTTGTAGTTTTTATGGTTTGAACCAGAGCTTACACTAGCATAAGCACTTCCCAGTAATCCTGATGTGGCAACTACAGGAAGATAAGCTTCATTTACTGCGGTAATCATTCCCGCACTTGTAATTCTAATATCCGAAGTAATATTGGCAACTTGCGCTCCCAAACTAATATCCTTAACTAACACGAATAATGTAGTTGTAATAGCGTGACTATTCCCATCGAAAAAACATCTAATAAGCTCAGTATAACTCTCTATCTCCAAACCAAAATAATAATTTCCATATACTCTACAATCAGACATCAAAAGTGCATAAGTTTCGGTGTGCATAGCATAATAAGCACTCATGTTGCAAATATGACTGTTGCTTAGAGTTATATTTCCAGCACTAGCGCTGCCATTACCGATTTGCCCATAGGTGTCTTTTATAAATACAGTAGAGATAAGAGAAAGTGTTCTGTTTCTAGTTAATACTTGGTAGCTTGTTTTATGATCGAAAAATATATTGCCGGTAGATGTTCCAGACCAGTAATATAACATCCCAACACTGTTAAAGACGCAATAGTCAAGATGTTTGGGAATATTAGAATTTGGGAAACTGATACCTTTAGCTACACCACTACTTACATCTCTAATATCATCAAACTCTACCCAGTCAATATCCAGACCAGCTTCTAAAGTAATTAGAGACTGGATATAGCCTGGATAGGAAGCAGAATATGGTTGAACAATAATATTTCTAGTCAAATTAACAATCGCCACATTTTCTTCGTGTGCATAAGTATAATTCGCTCCTGCTTTAGTAAGTTGAGTACCAACGAAGGAAGCAATAGTGTCGTTTTCCGCCCCAATCGTGCTTTTCTGCGACATTGAACCTATTGCAAAGGCATCACCAACATTCCAAATTGCAGAATTGTCATTAGTAGTTACAACAATCTTTTGGCCTGCTGACGCATCAGCAGAAAGCGTATCCCAAGATCGTGTCTTATTATATCCCTGGATAGTTACAGAAGACCCATTTTCCCATTGCCAGAAGTACTTGCCTGCTACAAGACTTGCACTATAATTCAACTTAATAGTTAAAATCTTTGTTCCATCTCCTGTACCGTCTAAGGTTAAAGTTCCACCAGTTCTAACTTTAAAATCTCCCTTAAGAGTTAGGGTAATTGACGAAGCGTTATCCCAAACAAGGATACCCCCGCTTAAAACATCTAGTGCAGGGGTTGCCGAATCAGAACCCCAAATATGGGTAGCATTAAGGGTTATAGTGTCCCCGCTAAGTATCTGTACATCTGTGCCTTCCGTCGGGACCACTCCTCCTTGCCAGCTAACAGTTGCATTAGAATTTCCACCGCCTGTTCCGTTGCTTGTTATTATTGCCATATTATTTCTCCAAAGTTATTTCCTGTCCTATATATTGCTGAAATTGAGCTTCCGCAGTATATCCTACTTTAAATTTTCTAATCTCTTCCCTGATTGCTTCCAACCCTGCTTCTACTGTAACAGTATCCGCTGGTAAAGAAACTGTTGGCATAGGAAACTCCTCATTATCCTTAAATAATGTTCCACCAATATCTATTCTATTATCTGCTTTGGTAATACTGTCAATTCTTGCTTTGTAATTTATTGCCATAAGTCACCTCCTTTAAGTTGCCGCCCAGGCACTAATTGCGGTAAGTTCACCGCTTGTCCAAGTTAAATTGGTTTCATAAGCTGTACCGCTAATTGTTTGACTAATTTTAGTAAGTTCTCCAGATGTCCAAGTAAGGACAAGGGAGGGGTTGCCTTGAATAGCAGAAACCCTTTCCATTGTATTTGTTATCGGATTATAAGTTAACTGACCTACTACTGAAATATTAAAAGTTTCATCAAAGGAACTATTCAAAACTTCTTGTTCTGTTTTTTCTATGGTTGGCTTATTGTTCCTATTAGGTATTGCCATATCTTGAAATATTCTTTTTAATATTGCTTGTTCTCATAAGAAATTCTACATAAGCGGATATTGTTTCAATTCTAGTAATTTTCCTATCAGTTTTATCAATGTTGTTTATTTTTTCCATCTGTTTTAATTTCTTTATTACAGCCTCCTTATTGTTGCCAATTTCACCTTGGCCAATTTGTTCTTTAAAGAAGTTTTCTATCAATCCAACTTCTTTGCTAAAACCTGCTTCCGGCCTATCCCACAAATCGCCTAAATCAAAATACTCAACTGTGTAAGGATGATTGTTAATGTTTTCATAATCTGTATAAGGCGGTTCTACGGATGTTTCCTGTGTTTTTGTTTTATCCGTACTTACTGATGTTCCAAACTTATCAGCTTTAACCGCAACTGGTTTGCTTGCAGTACGAAAAACAGAAGTATTCATTGTTCCCTTTCTTGCCACTTTTGATAATCACTTTTAAACCCTGGCTTTTTTTTAATGTATTCGTGAATATCTTTTATTTCTTCTACCTTTTGGTTTCTATGAGCCTTTATCAACGCTTCTCTCATACTGCCAATCCTGCCATCTTCCTTTTGGATTGAATGAGCCACAAAAGCAACCTTCTCCTTTTCCTTAGAAGTTTTTGCTAAATTATAATCTTGTTTAAGCTGGCCTAAATCTGCCCTTCTACCTATTTTCATAAATTGTTCCCTTTCTTTTGGCTTCCCCAGAAAGAGGTAGGAAAGCCAAACAATCTATGCGTCTGTAAGTTTCAAAACATTTACCCAAGCTGATCTTAGTAATTTCGTAGCATAAGTACCCGCCCAGGAAACCTTGCTAATTCTTCCAGCTGGTGAGCCGGAGTCAAGCAAGTTAGGTAAAATATAAAGTCTTGGTTTATCGCCTTCGAGATCATAAGCTCCAAAAGCCTCTTTTCCGTGAACATATGTGTAGTACATAGTGACGGCACAAGCAGCTGTTGAACTATCCCCGTTGGCTGATGCCACATCTTTATTTAATAACCATCTAACCTGATAAAGTTCCCCCATTTCACCCTTATAAAGATTCTTTACGTCTGAATAAGTTTTAGAATTTATCCAAGTGCTATCCCCCAATAGGGAGTATTTGTTTTGAGGAGTTGTTTTTCCCCTAAACATACCGTCATTATAAGGCATTGCATTAGCAATTTCTAAAGTTTTGGTTGTTGCCCTTATAACCGAAGCTGACAAAGTGTCTCCTGCGGCTACATCAGACGTATCGTGGCTGTTAGCAAAAACCGCCGTACCACCGGCTAATTCAGCTCTTACTAACCTATTCAGGACTTCGCCCATATTTTGGCCAACCAAAGAAATCTTTTCTGCAAAGTTTTTATCAATAGAAACTAAAGATAAAAGTTTGGATGTAGTGGTCGTTAAACCATATTCTGATAAAGTGACAGAAACTGTACAAGCGTTAATAGCACATACAGTCGGGTTGCAGGACTCCGTAATTGGAGTGGTAATAATTGCTAACGGCTCGTAGCGAGTAAAATTAACAGTTCTTCCCTCATTCTTAGAATGAGACCTCATCTGCGCACCTTCCTTTAAAACCAAATCATATTCCGATCTTGCCAAAAATACCCGGTCATAATAAGTGGACACTTCTGGCGACAATGTTGCAGTTGTATTATCTGTTGCCATTTATTTTTCACGCTCCTCTCTAAACTAGATGTTTAATTGCCAAGTTCTTAATGAACAGTACCCAATTGCTCTTCCATTTCGGTAATGCTCAAATCTTCAAATTTCTTTTCACCTTTAGGTGCAGGAGTAGGCCTGATAGCACTCTGCGATACTTGCTTGGCTATATTCTCGGTTGCTTGTCCTACCTCCTTAGCCACCGCTTGTCTGTATGGCTTCATCATTTTATCGACAAATTGTTTCAAAGAGCCTGTCGGGCTGCTCTTAATATAAGCCATACTTGCTTCTGTGACTATTTCAGATATTTCGCTGTTATATTGGTCGCTGTTAGGATCAAGTTCAGAATATTTAGATATTGCTTGTTGAGCCTCAATATTCACTTTGTTGATTATCCTCTCTTGTTTAAGCTTTAAATCAACTACACTATTGGCCGTCCTCGCAACGTCTGTTTTATACTGATCGATGCTAATCTCGCCGCCTGGCTGCACTTGCGGCTGATACTCCGGCATAGCCGGGACTCCTTCAACTGATTGAGTGAGTTCTGCCACCTGTTCAGCAAGCGAGCTGTTTTCATCTTTTAATTGCTTGTTATTGCTAACAAGCCCTTTAATCCTTGACTGCGCTCCTTTTTTAGGAACAGCAATATCTTCTGTATGGGTTTCTTTGCTTTCTGCTTCCGGCTTAGATAACGAATCCTCGCCTTCTACCTCCGGCAATGAAACTTCCTCAGGCGTTTGTTTTTCCGTTGGCGAATCGGTTAGGGTTTCTTCTGCCTCACCCTTTATGTTTTGCGCCGTTTGGTCATTAGCATTTTGCATAATGGCCTCCTTTCTATCACACCTGTTATGGTAGTGTGAGGTTACCAAAGTCCAAAATCGTTTTGTTAAGGACTTACTAATATATTCCGTAAAACATATTAGTTAATCCTTAAAAATATCCTTTCTTTTTTTCAATATCGGCTTGCCATTTTTGTCTAATCCCATTAGTAATTGATCCATTCCTATATAAACTGCGTGCTGTAAATCACAGCTTCCGCAAACTATGTATGGTCCCCTTTGCCTCCAATCGTGCCTTCCTTTCGGTATAAAAATAAAATCAGGTTCTTGCTTTTCTTCCTTTTTTAGGTTTGGCTGGATTTCTTTCGATTGCTTCTTTTGCATCGCTGACTTTTAGTAAAATTCTATTTAATAAATCTTTTGTTAATTGAGAAACAACCGCATTTCTTCCAATTTCCTCAAAGGGTTTGCCATCTTCCATCTGTTTTTGTGTGATATTTGAAAGTTCCTTTATTTCAGCTTGTATATACTCCTTTAATATCTGCCAGCCTCGGGTTTCTGACATAAAAGCCAATTCGTTATCTTCCGGATCAATTCCCCTCTCTTTTGCCTCCTCATCAGTTTTTAAAGAACGCAGTTTTCTAAAATCATTAAAGTAATCCGGCCTAGTAGCTTGTTTATTGTTCATTTGGTATCTGTTCTTCTGTTGGCGTTTCATTTATTCCTCCTAAAGCCGCCGCCGCTCCCAAAAAATTCTGTTTTGCATTGCTTAGTATTTGCTCCATTTCTTCATTTATTTTTCCGCTTTCCTTTTCATCAATAACTATCTTATCCCAAGACTGAATGCCGGAATTTGCCATAATCCTAGTCATTAGTTCCCCAAAATTTACTCCCTTGCCTTCCTGTTTAAGTAATTGCAATAGCGGAGATGTTGCCTCTCCACTATTTTGATCAACTGTTAAATTTTGGGTTAGAACACCAAACAAAGAATTTAGGTTAGCTGCTTGTTCTTTCTGATCAACAGCATACGTTGAACCCTCAATAATTTCATAATCATACAATATCGAACCTACCTTGCTTTTACTCACATTCAATTCACCTTTTTTCATATTGTAGTGTTCTTTAAAGTCCGGATATTGGTTTGCTACTTCCTTATATTCATCTTCAAACAATCTTATAGATAAACTTTTTGGCATTTTCTTAGCCAATAGATTTACCATCCTATTCATAACCTTTTTCAAATATTGTTCCATATAAAACCTGTCGGCATTATCCCTTGTGTTTTCTCTTGCTTGTTGCATTTTTAGAGCTTGAGGAGTTTTGCCAAAGCCAGGATCGGTTGTTGAAGTTGTAGTAGTATCAGTTGTCCCGAACATATTCATTAGAGCCGCTGTAATCACCTGATAAGTGTTATTAAAAGTATCAATCCCCCGAGGTGTGACGTTTAAAGAAGTAGCAAAATTATTGATATTTCCCCGGCATAACCATTTTGCGGCAGCTGAATATTTAATGCTGGAACGATCCGCTATTGCATCCTTGTTTAACAACACCGGCGGGAAAATAGAAATCTTAACAGCATCTAAATATAAATTTAACAAAGAATTTACTGTGTACTGCATTGTTTTGCCCCGCTCAAAGTCACCCATCCCCATTGGATCATCTAATAAAGGCAAAGCATATTTGCACGCAACCGGCAATTCACCATTCTCGTGGGGATTTTTAATATCCCTAAACACGCCGTTATCTTTAACAGCTGAAACAGTATCTACCCACCTATCCCTTTCATACATAGAAAGAACTTCATAATAACCTTTCTTTTTTGCTGCTTCCGCTTCTGAATATTCACTTGACTCCCTTCTTGTTTTATCTTCATCACTTCTTGAAGTTTTATCTCCGCTTTTATCCTTGAGAACACTTAATATCTTATTTATATTCTTATAGCCTTTCTGACTAGCTAAATTTTCAAAAAAGGAATAAGGCTTCCACGTTCTAATAATTATGAAATCACTATCCTCAACACTTACCGCCCCAACTTGAGGAAACACATCCCTAATGTTAATCAACCAGTTATCGGGGCCGATGTATCCATTTGCTTTTACATTCCAATCAATGAAAGAAAAGAAGTTTCCATAAATATTAGAATATAAATCAACCATCCTGTTTTTTGTTAGAAAATCAAACTGTGAATTAGCATTTGGCAGAACATACTTATCAAGCATAATATTCATCATCTTACCTGCTCCTGCATCATTACTGCTTACCCCCCTTACCTTGCCTGTTGGCAGTTGAGACATAACCCTGTTAGAACGTTCTATTGCCAGCGTTGCCAGCTTCGGATCAAATACCTGTGATTTTGTTGTATTGGTAATATTATCGGAAAGCTTCTGAAAGAACATATCTTCGCACTCATCCCATAAATCCCTTTTCGTTCCCAAAGCATTAAAAGAAGATTGAAAGCGGTTTTGTATTGTTTTTGTTAATTTATCAGGCATAAAAAAAGCCCTAGGATTATCCCTAGAGCTGCTAATACGGATGTTAGATTCTCTTACTACTTAATTATTATCATACAATTAAATTCCTGTCAATATTTCTTTCTTCTATTTTTAACAATATTCAAAGTTTTTAATACCGGCAAGCCGTTCTTTATAACAACATTGCAGGTAAGCGTGCCATATCTTAATTTAATAACTTCATTTTCAATAAAAATATGAAACTTAATCAGGTTTTTGTTCTTCATATTGTTCGCTTTCCATTATTACATAATCTTTAATATTTCCATCGTGTATTCTTAACACAAAACTAAATAAGCCATTTTTCTTTTTAGCCATATCAATAGAAATATCTTTATGCGGTTGTATATTCTGCTGGCGGATATAAAAGTTAGTAATCAATAAAAGCCTCCTTCTGAAAACATTTTAGTATCATCCGGCAAAGGCTCATCATCAACTGTTTCTTTATAGCTTACGACAAAGTACCTTAACGCCGCCATTAAATCATAATGCCCGCCTTTTACCGGATCGTCCCCTTCATCTAATATTGATATTACACTATTTTCATTTCCAACCGCTGACCGCCATTTCATATTTTCAATCTGTTTAATAAATGGCTCATTCTCCGGAGTATTAAACACAAACATTTTAGGAGCATTTTCAATTACTTTTCCGTTTGACAAATATACTTTATGCCCCGGAATTGGTTTTAGCCGTTCATTTACCTTTTCTACACAAAACTCTACCCAGCCCTTGCTGTTCTGCCCTACTGTTTTATCAGCTTGCTGAATAAATAAATTATACTGGCTAAATTCTTCCGCCCATTGCTTGCCGGAAGGATCGCCATAACTAATAATATTATGCAATCCATAATCCTGCGCATTTATTGCATCAGCGTGTTCTTTTATTTTCCTTTTATTATCTAAATAACACTTTTCTATAAACCAAACATCTTCATTCACCGCAAACCTTATTGAAGCTGTATAGTGGGCAGACCCATAATCAAAACCCCTGCCCCTTTGCCAATCGCTTGGAACGTCAAAAGGTTCTATTAAATTTATATCCCTGTCCCAATTCTTATGCACCAAGCCTGTAAACTTCCTGAAATCCGCCATATACTCCTGGGCAAAGGTATCTTCCGTTAATTCTTTTTTAGCTTCGTCTATTTCTCCTTTCGGAATATATGGGTTTTTGTAGCTAGTAAATCTCCAAGACTTATACAAACCTTCTTTTCGTTGTCCAATATTATATAGTTCGTAAAAGTGATTAAATCCTTTGGGTGTGCTAATGAAGATAGCCGGAGCTTCGTAATCGGTGAGCGTAGGACGCAATACCTCCGACCACAACCAATCCCAATTCCTAATTGAAGCGATTTCATCAATAACAATGCCCCTAAGCTTAACCCCCCGCAAAGCATCAGGATTTTCAGCGCCTTTGAGTTGGATAATAGAGCCGTTTTTAAGCGTAATAGAAAGTTCAACTTCATTTTTCTTAGATATCCATTGTAGGGGTATTTCCCTTTGAAATTCCCGCCAGTGAATCATCTTACTTGTTTTATAAGTAGGGGATACGATCCAATATAAGCCTTGTTTTTCTAATGCTTGTTGTAATATTAAATATCTTGACAGCACAGACTTGCCGGAACGCCTGCCGGCGCATACAATCCTAAATCTGTGATTATCAGTAGCAACTTTGTATTGCCAATCATTGAGTTTTACTTTCATCTTTTATAAAACTTACACTCATTTCCTTAACATCAATTTTTGTTAGATTTTTAATATTCCTATCAGTAAAATCTGGGTGCCGTTTCTTTAGATAAAATATGATAGCTCCCAAATCACCGCTTCCCGCTTTATCTATCAATGCCTGCCGCATCTCATCATTCAACTCTGCTTCCTTGTCTGCAATTCTCATTAAAAACTTTTCATCATTATCCAACCAATTATAATAAGTCCTTCTTGAAATCCTTACTGCCCTGCAACAATCACTAATATGCCCATTTGTCTTATCATACAAAGCTATTAAATTTTCTTTTTTATCTTGTGTAATCTGTAAAGTCTTTTTTACCATCCTGTATTCCTCATATAATACCCAAACATCAAGCAAAATATAATAGCGAATATAATTAGAAATATTATAAATAATAATCTTTCAGTTGTTGTCATTTTATTTCCAATACTACCTTATCTTTTTCTGCTCCTATTATAGCTTGTGTTGTAACCTTCCTCACATACTTTGTATTATCGTCCGGCAATAACTTTGGCACAAGCGAATCGACATAAATTTTTCCTAAAATATTATCTGAATCCCTTCTTCTCTTATCTTTGTAGTAAGCCGTTATGCTAATATCTACTGGAAATTTAGCTGTTAGCGTGCGTCTGCCGATACTTTCCAGCATAAGGGTATGAATGTAGTTGGCTAGTTTGCTTCTTACTGTCCAATGCTTAGAACTATATAGCTTGTTCCAACTAACTGCTTTGTGATTTTCAATAACAAATCTCATTTTGATACATATCTATAAAGAAAGTAAATACTTGTTCCAAAGAATAGCATTGTAACCAACCACTCGCCAATTTCATAAGTGCTAAAATCTAAAATCGCAACTAAAAATATACATATATTAACTGCCAGTAAAATATAAGCTAGTAATTTCATATCTTCACCCCCTTTCATTTATGCCTCCTGCTTTTTAAACCCTTCTTAGCTTGTTTTCTATGGTAGTAGTCCCTATCCTGACACCTTTCACACTTCTTTTTCTTTAATGCCCAAACTGCTATGCCACACTCAGGGCATTTAAACCAGCTTGATAAGTGTCTTTTGTTATCGTCATCCATTAAATTTAAGTTATTTATGATTACTAAAAGAACAATAATGTTCGTGTCCATACTTACTTGTATCTATATTACACACACATTTTTCTTTTTCGGTTATAGAGTCAAGGGCTTCCTCAACTTTCTCCATTATAAACTTAGTATTTTCCTCAACTACCTTATCGTGATTCTCATTTGAGCTGTCCCCTGCCCCTTGAGCAAAACATATATGACATCTTCTGTAAATATATTTCTCTAGTTTTTCTTCTTTTGTTTTATTCATATTACCCCCTTAATAAAATACTTTATAAAATACTTCTTGTTTATTAAATAAAACAACCCCCACATAACTAAAAATCCAGTCATTACTGGATAGCGGAATGCAATCATATCAATCAATACAATCACCCCTAGTGTGTTATTTATTACCAGTATTATGGCTAGTTTTTTAAATAAGGTCATTTAATTTCCTTTTTTAAGAAATCTAAAAAATCCAATAAACTTCCCTTTGCAAATCTGGAAGCTAAAAAAGGATTCCACACAGATATTAGTTCTTTTAATATCGGCAACGCCTCTCTTATCTTTTCTTTTTCTGTTTTTGATAGAGTCATATTTTAACCCCTAGTGTGTTATTTATCAGTAATAGTAAGGCTAGTTTTTTTCCTAATGACATATCAAAATAATTAAAAGAATAATAATAACCAACAAAGCCAAATAAATACGATGTATCAATCCCCTAAAGTCATCAATCCACATTCTTATCTGCCATTCGGTAATTGGTTCTAGTTTCCATTCTCCTGTGCCATAATATGAGTAACTCTTTTTTCTTCGTTTAGTTTCTTTTGTTTTATTCATTCTTGGTTTTAAAATATTTATCCCTAATAGCATTTCTAATATGTTTAAAAGCCTTCCATTCTTCCAAAGAAGTATCTCTATAACTCAATTCTATTTTATCTATCAATTTACAAATACCTTCAGCAGTTTCCTCCCGCTTAGAATCAAGAGCTTTAGAGAAAAATTGCTTGATATGTTTAGAATATACTGGTTTGCCATCAATAAAATCTGCAATCCATCTACCCTCTATAAACTTCTTATCAAATTCAGCCATTGTTTCTTCTGTTGTTTTATTCATATTTGGTTTTTTGCTCCATAGCCGACCACAATTAGGACATTTTATTGGAGGTTTCTCCCCTTCCGCTAATTCAATACTAATATTACAAGAACAATCTGATTTGCTAATCCTTGTTTTATTCATACATACATCTCCACTATCCTACAAAGTACAGTCCATAAAAACCAACCCATAAATACTCCGCATAATATTAAAACTAATAATTCTCCTAGTGGTTCTTTCACTTCAACTCCTCCCTTTGAATCATTTTGGCGATTTCAATAATATATTTATGATATATTACTCTTTCTTTTTTATTAACGGTGTTCCAATCCCAATTCAAATTTTCAGTTCCAATCGCCCCTGCCCTATCTAAGTAATCCTTAATTTTTTTATCTGCTTTTTTCATTTTTCCTCCTCTTTTTGGCATTTATCACAAATTTGTTTAAGGGTTTCATCGTCAGCATAATAATTAGGCATTGTGTGTCGTTCCCCATCTATTTCATAAAAATGAAGTCCGTCCAAATCACTATCTGTAATAGGATATTGGGTATGACAATTATCACAAGTAAAATACATCATTTTAACTCCTCCAGCTTCAATGCCGGAATAAATACTTTAGTATTCTCTAAAATCTCATATATCTTAGTTCCATTATCTAAACTACCCTCATATTCCCATTCCCTTATTTTTTCTTCTGCACCTGTTTTAGTTTTAAATAATGTTGAGCTGATGACATAATGTTTAATCATTTTTACCCCCTTTATATG